GTCGGCTTCAAGGTGTGCTTTTGACATATGAATCAGGAGCCACAGGGCATGTCGTACTTTACGACAACGCTTCAGAAGCGTCAGGAAAGGTATTACTTAGAGTCGATGAAACTTCTCAAGGTATGGAAGAAATATTTCTTCCTGGGGATGGTATACTAGCTAAAAAAGGTGTCTACGCTTCGATTCCCAGTAACACTACCATATCAGTGATTGTGGAGTAGTTATGGCTAAGATCGACAAGTCCAAGATGAAATGCAACAAGCCAAAGCGCCAGATTTCTGGCGGGAAGAAGTCTGTTGTAAAGGCTTGTAAGGACGGCAAAGAAAAGATCATTCGTTTTGGTGATGCCAACATGACCATTAAGAAGTCAGACCCCAAGCGTAGGAAGTCTTTTCGTGCACGTCATGGGTGTGATACGAAGAAGTTAGATAAGTTAACGGCCCGTTATTGGTCGTGCAAGATGTGGTAGAGACATGGACAAGAACGTACAGCTTATTTTCTGGGGTGGCGCGGTCACACTTTGCACTGCTGGGATCGTGTGGATGGTTTCTACTTTGATCGCCGTAGACAAACGAACTGAAGTGATAAATGTAAAGCTAGATCACTTAGTCGAAGCTGTTGATGAATTGACAACAAGAAAGGCACGTTATGATAGGCCGTGGGCAGATGCCGTTCCAAATATCCAAGCCGCCAGAGAGGTCAACTAATGGCGGAGAAAAAGAAAAAGCTCGACGCCTGCGCAAAGAAGGTAAAAGCTCGGTACAAGGTGTGGCCCAGCGCATACGCAAGCGGAGCGGTAGCCAAGTGTCGAAAGGTGGGAGCCGCAAACTGGGGCGAATCTTCTAAGAAACGCAAGCGCCCGGTAAAGAAGAAGATGAAGGATGGCGGCTATGTTGCTTACGGCTGCGGCGGAGTTATAGAGGGGCGTCGTAAAGAGACGAATAACTACTGATGGCAAAGAAGGACAACTCATTACGCAAATGGTTTTCCCAGAATGACGGGAAGGGTTGGGTTGACTGCAAGACTGGCAAGCCCTGTGGTCGTCAGAAGGGCGAAAAGCGCAAGGGTTATCCGGCCTGTCGTCCTACTATGGCGCAGTGTACGTCAGCTTCTAAAAAGAAGAAATCTTCTAAGCGGATTAGCTGGAAAGCCGATGGTGGTTTGGTAAGAGTGTTTTGATAACTGAAGGAGTTATGCTATGAAAGATCTAAGTGGTGACGGCAAAGTGACTAAGAAAGATGTTCTGATTGGTCGCGGTGTAATCGAGAAAAAGAATGGTGGAATGTTAAACGGCTATATGGGCGGTGGCATGATTAAAAAAGGCTACAAGGGTGGTGGCAAAGTCATGGGCTGTAACACTGGTGTTCAGATGTCCGGATTTAAAAAAGCTGGGGAGTACTAATGACAACTTCAGGTTCAAGAGACTTCAATCTTGATGTTGGTGAGATCATCGAGGAAGCATACGAGCGGTGCGGATTAGAGGTCCGCACTGGCTATGACGCTCGTACAGCGCGTCGGTCTTTGAACCTGATGTTTGCTGAATGGGCTAACCGGGGTTTAAACCTGTGGACGGTAAAGCAGGCGTTCTTCACCGTCACACAAGGCACAGAAGAATACAGTTTAGAGTCCGATGTTGTTGATCTATTAGACGTTGTCCTGCGTAGAAACAATACAGACTACGAAGTGCAGCGGATCAGCCGTGGAGACTATGCTACTCTGCCAAACAAGACAACGCAGGGCAGGCCAAGTCAGTTCTGGCTAGATCGCCAGATTTCTCCCAAGCTGTATCTTTGGTCTGTTCCTGAAAACTCAACGGATCAGATTCGTTATTACTATGTTCGCAGGATCGAAGATGCTGACGACTTGGTGAATACAACTGACATGCCGTTCCGGTTTTACCCTTGTATGGTTGCGGGTTTGGCCTACTACATGGCCGTCAAACGTGCCCCTGATCGGGTTCAAATGTTAAAGACGATTTATGAGGAAGAGTTCCAACGTGCTGCGGACGAGGATCAAGGCCGTACTCCGTTGAAGCTCCAGCCTAGCTTGAGTTACTTGAGGGTCTAATGCCTTACGCTGCGGGAAAAAATGCTTGGGGAATATCTGATCGGTCTGGTCGCCGTTACCGTCTTCGTGAGATGAAGGTAGAGTGGACTGGTGCCAAGGTCGGCCCTGATGAGTTCGAGACAAAACAGCCGCAGTTGTTCCCGCCCAAGGCTTTTCCTGATCCTCAAGCACTGATGAGTCCGAGACCGGAGACTGGTCTTGAGGAACAAAGGGCGGTACAATGGGGTTGGAATCCGGTTGGTTTTGCGTACATCCCAGGTATCAGCCCCCCTGACAACTTGGTTGCTCAAGGCTTAGTTGGAACAGTAACGGTGGTGACAACATGAGTTTTACATACGCGCAGCTTAAACAGGCTATTCAAGATTACACAGAGAACGACGAGACCTCTTTCGTTACAAACCTTCCTCTATTTATTAGGCAGGCGGAAGAGAGGATCCTAAAGAACGTACAACTTAGTTTGTTTCGAAAGAACTCCACAGCTTCGACTACAGCAGGCAACCCCTATTTGGCAGTGCCTTCAGATTTTCTTGCGCCGTTTTCTTTGAGCTTGCGGGGCCCAGATGCGGACAAGTTTTTCGTTGAGTTTAAAGACCCTAGTTTTTTGCAGACCTATACTCCGGACGATACGACAACGGGTGCCCCACGCTATTATGGAGTGTTTGATGTAGAAAACTTTCTATTAGCACCAACACCGAATGCTCCGGCGGTTGGAGCAAATTACACTGCAGAGCTTCATTATTTCTATCGTCCACTCAGTTTGACTGCAGGGTCCGAAAGTGGCACGACCTGGCTCAGTGTAAACGCTGAGATGGCAATGCTATACGGCTCCTTGATAGAGGCCTACATTTACATGAAGGGCGAGCAGGACGTTATGGGAATGTACGCCGGACGATTCCAAGAAGCCTTGATTGGCGTTAAGATGCTGGGCGAAGCTAAAGAGACCACAGATGAATACCGCACTGGCAAAACTATAAGGGCAAAACAGTAATGTTTGAGTTCAAGGTAGATATCAATAAGGATGCCCCTGTAATAGGAGTGAAGACTACGGACAACCGCGGGTTCACGCCGGACGAGTTAGCGGAGCAGTGTGTTGATAAAATCATTTCGGTTTCCGATACTGCCCCTCCAGGGATACGAGACCAAGCTCGTGCTTTTTCGAAGCACGTCGAAACGCTTGTTGCATATTACATGCGACAGGCTATTCGCAGTGACCGCACAACTGTGTATAATGCACTCAAGGATGCGGGAAACCCCGAACTGGCTGAACTTATAAGGAGACTATAACCATGGCTTTCAGCGGAAACTATATGTGTACTTCCTTCAAGCAAGAATTGCTTACTGGTAGTCACAATTTTACAAACTCATCGGGCGATACGTTTAAGTTGGCTCTGTACACAAACAGTGCTTCTTTCAACGCAGCGACCACAGCCTACACAGCTACAAACGAAGTTGCTAATTCCGGTTCGTATGCTGCGGGTGGCGGAGCGTTGACTAACGTAACTCCTACGACTTCTGGAACCACTGCGTTCACAGACTTTGCGGACCTGACGTTTACATCTGCCACAATTACTGCACGAGGCGCGTTGATTTACAACACTACCACGGGCGCGGGATCTGGCACGACAGACACTGTTGTTGTTTTGGACTTCGGTTCTGACAAATCGTCTACAGCGGGCGACTTCCAGATTGTATTCCCAACGGCAGACGCGACTAACGCACTTATCCGCATCGCGTAAGGGGCAACCCTATGGCGAATATCACTGGTTGGAGTCGTGGCGAATGGGGAGAGGCTGCTTGGAATGAAGCAGTCCCTGTCCGTGTGGGCCATACTCTTAACGGGTGGGGTGAACTAGGGTTTGGCGTTACATCTTGGGGCGGTGAGCAATCTACGATTGACGCTATGCAGGGCCAAGTTGGTGTTGCGGTTGTTCGCGAGAATGTTTCGATTACGGTTACTGGACTCGGCTCTGTCAGTGCCGTTGGTTCGGTTATCGCAAAAGGCAACAACAGCGTAAGTGTTGTTGGGCTTTCTGGCACGGGAAATGTTGGTACAGTCACACTTCGGACTGAGCAGAATATTCCAACAACAGGGCTTGAAGCAACAATGGCGGTTGGTTCTGTCACTGTTGTCGAAGGCGCAGGGGTTACAGTCACACTTACGGCGTCCCTGCTTGGCACGGCTTCGGTAAACGGCGTCACGGTTGTTATTAACGCCTACGCTCCGGCGACGGGACTTGAGGTCTCAGGAAGTGTCGGCAGTGTCACGATCATCGAAGGCACAGGCGTAGATGTAAACGCTGTGGGTGTTGAAGCGGCGGGTGGAGTAACCGCTCCGACCATAATAGGTGATGCTCCCAATGTCCAAGTTACGGGAATCGCAGCCACAGGGCTTGTAAAACCTGTCGAACTACGCACGTTCCAGAGGGTTCCTGTAAACAACATTGACATGGTAATGACCGCTGGAGTTGGGACGGTTGAGCCTAAAGGTAACTCGATTTTAAGTGTCACGGGGCTTAGTGCTAGCGCAACGGTTGGTTCTGTGTTAGTTTATGGTAACATTACTCCAAATCCGGGTACGTCTTGGACGCCTGTGTCGCCTTCTGGAGGGGGTGCTTGGACGGAAGAGGAACCAGAACCGAATACAACTTGGACTGAAATAGCAGCGTAAAGGTAAAGAGACATGGCTACCTATACTACAAACGGCGGCATTACAAAGATTGCAACGGGCGACGAGTCCGGCACTTGGGGTAACACCACTAACCTTAACTTCGACATCTTGGATCGACTGACCAACGGTGTCGGTGCAATTACCTTGTCCGGCACGACACATACTTTGACAACCTCGGATGGGGCTTTGTCGGACGGTCAGTATCGTGTCTTGGTTCTTTCAGGTAGCCCAAGTGGAACGAACACAATTACGGTAGCTCCCAACGACAGCCAAAAGTTCTATGTTGTAAAAAACAACTCTGGACAGTCCGCGATATTTTCACAAGGTAGCGGTGCCAACGTGACGGTAGCCAACGGCAACACGGCGTTTATTTACTGCGACGGCGCTGGATCAGGAGCCGCGGTTGTTGATCTGACGGCCACGATTCCGGCTACGGGTTCATTGCTTGCTGCGAATAACTTATCGGATGTTGCGAATGCGGGTACTTCGCGCACAAATTTAGGCGTAGCAGTTGGATCAGATGTGTTGGCGTATGACGCTAACTTGCAGGCTTTTGTAACTGCGCTTACACTGCCCACATCGGATGGCTCAAACGGTCAAGCATTAGTTACTAACGGAAGTGGCACTATTAGTTTTGGTAGTGCTGGTATATCAACAGGTAAAGCCATAGCTATGGCAATCGTGTTTGGCTAAAGGAGAAAACAAATGGCTGCACCGAATATTGTAAATGTAAGTACGATCACAGGCAAATCTGCCACTGTCGCGCTTTCATCAACTTCTCAGACCACGCTGGTCAGCAATGCTGCATCATCGAGCAAGGTCTTTAAGATCAACATGATCCAAGTGGCTAACGTCGATGGCACAAATGCCTGTGATGTTACGGTTGACGTACACAGCGCGGCGTCTGGTGGTGGTACGGCGTACTCACTGGTCAGCACTGTTTCTGTTCCAGCGGACGCCTCACTGGTTGTTCTTGATAAGGGTACAGCTTTGTATCTTGAAGAAAACACTTCCATTACGGCAACGGCTGGCACGGCGAGTGACCTTGAAGTGATCGTGAGCTACGAAGAAATTAGCTAATTAGGAGTTTCCGATGGCTAAAGGCAAAGGCGGCTTTATAGGTCAAGACGGGCTAAATGCACCTGACCAAGCGACAGGGGTTAGTGCTTCTGGCGGTGACGGACAGGTAACGGTTAGCTTTACTGCGCCAAGCGATGTGGGCGGTGCGGCTATTACTGGTTATAGTGTAGTTTCCAACACTGGAGCAACAGCGTTAAGTGGAAGTATTACCGCGTCATACGATAGTAAAAGTTTTAATGTCTCCTCTCAAGCAGGGGGCGCAGGGGGCGTACAGTTCAAGTCTGATGGCACTAAGATGTACGTCACAGGCCAAACGTCAGACAAAACTTTTCAGTATTCTCTCAGCACTCCTTACGATGTAAGTACCGCCTCATATGATAGCGTTGAATTAAACCACGCGACACAGGTTTCAAATGCCAATCCGTATGATTTGTTTTTTAAAACAGATGGCACGAAGCTGTATGTAATGTTTGGTATTAACGACACGGTTTATCAATACAGTTTATCTACAGCTTGGAATTTGGCTACCGCGTCATACGATAATGTAAACTTTTCCGTTGCTTCCCAAGAAAGCGGAGAACCGGGAGGCCTTGCGTTTTCTGATGATGGTTCAAAAATGTACGTTTGTGGCGAAGGCCAAGCTACAGTTTTTCAATATACGCTGTCTACACCTTGGAATTTATCTACCGCATCTTACGCGTCAAAATCGTTTGATGTTTCTAGCCAAGGCACAAAACCCGCAGGCCTAGCCTTTGCAAAAGACGGTAAATTAATGTTGGTCGTTGACGAAGGGGCAGTAAAAGTCTTTTTATACCTTCTTACTACGCCCTTTGATGTGTCAACCGCTACATATACCTCTTCTAGCTTTAGCGTTAGTTCCCAAGACCCTCGCCCTTGGTATGTTGCATTAGCAAATAACAATACTAAGATGTATGTTGGTGGCCCAAACAACGATACGGTGTATCAGTATACGGTTGACTTATCTGTTGGTTACCCCACCGCATCCCCTGTCACTGTTACTGGCCTAACCAACGGCACAAGCTACACGTTCAACGTATGGGCAATCAACCCGTTTGGGTGGTCTAGCCCTAGTGATGCGAGTGCAGGGGTTACGCCTAATAATCCTTTTCTTGGCGACACTGCTTACTTCTTTGGTGGCAATACACAAAGTGGATATAGTGACGTAATACAGTTTACTGCCATTTCTACATTAGGTAACGCCTCTGAATTTGGAGATTTAGCTACAATTTTGACAAGGATGGGCGCATGTTCTTCCACCACAAGAGGACTTTCAACGGGAGGGTTTTCTGGAAGCAACCTTAATACAATTCAATATATTACTTTAAACACCAAGGGCAATACAACTGATTTTGGTGATTTAGCAGCGGTGAATAGGTTTAACGCGGCTTTATCAAGCAACACTAGGGGCGTAGTCGGTGGGGGTCAAAGTGGCACTGGAACTACATATAATGTTATTCAATATGTCACAATTGCATCAACGGGTAATGCCACTGATTTTGGAGACTTGACATCATCTAGGTGGGGTCTTGCGTCTTGTGCATCAACTACGAGAGGCGTTTTTGCTGGTGGCGATAGCAACAGCAATGTTATAGACTACATTACTACAGCTTCCACAGGAAACGCCACCGATTTTGGTAACTTAACGGCGGGTGCCTACGGGCTTGGCGGCGCTTCTAACGCAACTAGAGGCGTTTTTGCTGGTGGTTCTGCCAGAGGCGGCGATGACAAAACGATAGATTATATAACTATCGCCTCTACGGGCAACGCCACTGATTTTGGTGATCTTGATGAAGGTGGAGTAGGTGTAAGCGCAGCCGCAAACTCTACGAGATGTTTGTTTGGCAGTGGAGTTGTATCTTACGATAAGATTGAATACGTTACCATTGCAAGCACAGGAAACGCAGCAGTTTTTGGTGACTTACTTTCTAACGGCGGTAGAGAACATGCTGCGGGTTGCTCTGACAGCCACGGAGGACTTTCATAATGCCCAATTATCAAGGTGTATGGTCGCTCTCAACGCAGTATCAGAATAGAACGGGCTGGCCTACGTTTGTGCCGACTCAAGGTATTCTGGGAGGTGGGTCACAAACTAACAGTACTCTTATTGATTTCTTCAATATGGACACAGCAGGGAATGCTTCTGATTGGGGAAATCTTTCCTCTGGACGTTATGGTTTGGGAGCGGTAGGTAACGCTACTAGGGTTGCATGGGGCGGTGGTCTTGTAGGCGCAACTGCACAAAACACTATTGATTATATCACATGGGCAACTCAAGCAAACGCTGTTGATTTTGGCGACTTAAATAAAGCTCTTGGATACCTTGCGGGTTTATCTAATTCAACTAGAGGCGTTTGGGGTGGGGGTTATGACCAATCCGCAGATGCTCATAATAATATGCAGTATATTACAATAGCATCCACAGGAAACGCCACAGATTTTGGTGATTTGACGGTAGCTAGAAATCAGTTGGGGGGCGCATCAAGCCCGACTCGCGGTTTGTTTTACGCTGGCAGGAATATTTCAAACTCAGCCGTAAATACTATCGACTATATAACCATTGCCTCCACAGGTAATGCCACAGACTTTGGTGATGCTACTGTGGCGCGTCAAAATCTTTCAAGCGGAGCAAGCTCTACAAGGTGCGTGTCGGGTGGCGGCAACAGCAATGTTATTGATTATGTTACGATAGCATCAACTGGTAACGCTACAGACTTTGGCGATATGTTATCTTCATTTGGCGGTTATGCGACGGCTTCAAACAATCTAATACTTGTTTTTGCAGGAGGTACACATTTTACTAATCGCATGGAGCAAGTTACAATAGCTTCAACGGGTAATGCTACAGACTTTGGCGATATGACTGAAAGCAATGTTACCTATAGCGCCGGTACAGGTAACGCCCACGGAGGACTTCAGTAATGTCTGATAAACGCTATCTTGGCAACATCATCACGCAGAACCCGACAGCGCCTGATGGGGGTTTTGGAAACAGCGCCGCGAAGGGCGTGTGGTCTTTAGAAGAACAGCTTGCATATCAAAAGGCGGGCCTCTGGCCTGTACCGGGAAATTTCCCCCTGAACGTAGAAGATGTGTTCAGCACCTATTTGTATGAAGGTAATGGCTCTACACAAACAATCACCAACGGCATTGACCTTGATGGCGAAGGTGGTTTGGTTTGGATAAAAGATAGGTCAAGCGCAAGTAATTATCACTCTTTAAATGATACAGAAAGAGGCACAACTAAATATCTTTCATCAAATAGAACGGACGCAGAGGGTACTGGTGATTTAACGGCGTTTAATTCTAATGGGTTTGATGTTCGTTATCAGCAGACTGGATACATAAATGAGTCAGGTGGAAACTTAGCCTCTTGGACATTCCGCAAAGCCCCTAAGTTTTTTGATGTGGTGACTTATACTGGGAATGGGACTGCTGGCCGTACTGTAAGCCATAGCCTTGGTAGTGTGCCGGGGTGTATTATAGTAAAGCAATATCAAGCAGGGGAAGCTCGTCCTTGGTCTATATACCACAGGGGTATAGATGCTTCAGCCCCAGAAGATTATCGTATAAGTTTTACAACAGCAGCAAGAGTAGATGATGCAGGTCAATGGAATGATACTGCGCCTACATCTACAGTATTTACTGTAGGTGATAGCACTTATGTTAATAATAATGGAGAGTCCTACGTTGCCTACCTATTCGCCCACAACAACAATGACGGTGAGTTCGGGCCTGATGGTGATGCTGATATTATCAAGTGTGGGAGTGTTTCTTATCCTGCAAGTGGTGATGTAGAAGTAAATTTAGGTTTTGAACCACAATGGGTTCTGTATAAAGATGTTACTCATAGTGGTAATAATTGGTGGATTCTTGACACTATGCGTGGATGGAACGCTCAGGAGACGGGTGGTACTTTTTCAAGCACGACTGGTGGGAACGCAAAGGCTTTATTTTCAGATACTTCTGGTGCGGAAGTGGAATATGATTACGGGGCTTTAACCTCAACAGGCTTTAAATTGCCAAGCAATTTTAATTATGGAGACAATAACACAGACTTCATCTACATAGCCATTCGCCGTGGTACTGCTGTGCCTACGAGTGCAACTGAGGTGTTTGATATTAAAACTTCTGTAAACACTAATCCTGCGTTTACATCAGATCACGTTATTGATCTAGCTATGTTTACCCATAAAACCTCTAGCGATAATAGGTATTGGTCTGCTAGATTAGCATCTCGTGGGTATCTTTTCAGCAACGCCCCTAATGCTGGACCCACAAACCAAGCCGCATTTGATTTTGGAGACACACAGTTTGGTCACTATAATGCCACTGGTTTAGGGACTAATTATCTAGGTTACTTCTGGAAACGTGCGCCTAACTACATGGATGTCGTTGCATTTACGGGAACAGGGTCTAATCAAAATGTATCACATAATTTAACTGTTGCGCCAGAAATGATGTGGATAAAAAGTAGAGATGCAGTCCATTCATGGGCATCCTATCATGTTGCTTTAGGGAACACTGGAATAATTTATTTAAACAGCAATGAGGCAGCATTTAGTCTTTCTGGGGCTACTGTACTTAATAATACAACACCTACCAGTTCTGTTTTTACGGTTGGAACAAATAATGTTCTTAATCAAAGTACAAAAAGCTACATAGCCTACCTCTTCGCCTCACTAGCTGGCATATCCAAGGTGGGTTCAGTAACGCATTCTGGAACAACAAACGTGGACTGTGGATTTACGTCAGGCGCTTCTCTTGTTATGTTGAAACGTACAGACTCAACAGGAGATTGGTACTGGTGGGACTCTACAAGCGGTATAATTGCGGGTAATGATCCTTATTTTATACTTAACGGACAAGCTCCCCAAGTAACAAACACGGACTACATAGACCCGCTTTCGTCAGGCTTCACGATTACCAGCAGCTTCACTGCGGGTGACTATATATTCTACGCGATAGCATAAAGGAGCCTACAATGGCAAAAATTCGCATAAGAGAAACAGGCGAAGTAGTCACTGAGACGACTTTTCGCACTCGCAACAAGAAGGTCCGTCCAGTTCTTACGGCGGGCATAAGTAAGGAGCGTCTGGATCAGCTTGGTGCTGACCCTGTATTGAAAGGCGCTCCCGCAGAGCCGACTGCACCGTATGAATATTCTTATGAGTCTGGTGTTGCGCAGGCAGATGATGGCGTATGGTACACAGTTAATTCTGTTGGCCCTGTGTTTACCGAATACACCGACGATGATGGCAACGTGCAAACAGTTGACGCTCAGACAACGGCTTATCGCGCTCGTGTCGATGCAGACACCGCCGCAAGCGCAAGGTCTACAAGAACATCGCTTCTTGCTGAATGTGATTGGACACAACTATCCGACACTGCATTAACCACGGAAAAGAAGGCTGAGTGGGCTACATACCGTCAAGCACTTCGTAACTTGCCAAGCGCCTCTGGTTGGCCTCATACTCACACGCTTCCAGAGAAGCCTGAATAATGCCAAAAGATACAGTAAAAGAAACGGCACTCGCCACGGTAGACCTTAACATTCAGCTTCCAAGCGCGAAGCCTGAGTATAAATCTATGCTGGCTAACATTGCCGACAAGGCTCCTGCAATCGCGCAGGCGTCTAGTAACTTCTACAAGTCGCACTCTCAAATGATGAGCGTAACGCTAGATGTTACTGCAATCACGCCTATTCGTTCTGTGAAGCATACGCTTGCTGAGATCGAGAAAACCAAGTCAGCTTTGCAGGAAGGCTACTTCCGTATGAAGAAGGAAGAAGTCAAGCTCAAAAAGCTGGAGCGCAAGCTAGAGAATGAGG